CTGTAATTGAGGAAGCATTAAAAGAATCATAAATTGAATTACTGCTACCATTCCAAGCACACCAAACTTTTGCTCTACCTTGCTCTATTTGTTCTGGGGTTGAACTAGAGCCACCGCTTGTATTTTGAATTGTGTTGACTTTAAGTGTTGACATAACTAATCTCCAAAAGTGGCTGAAAATGCGTCAACCATATCTGTAGGATTGTCTCCGCTGTTGTAGGCATCTAATTGATAAAAACTTGAAGTTATAGCTACATCATTTCTGTCTCTAACGTAAGCATGAGCCAAATAGACCCCAGAATCATGTGAGCCAGCACTACAAACAACATAGTTTGCGTTTGCATGAGCAGTTGCTAAATTTATTCCAAACTTGCCGACTCCGTTGTCAGATATTGACGAAATATTGAAAGAATCTCTAATTGCAGCCGTTCCAGACATATTAAAACTTATCCAACTTTTAGCAAGTTGGCCTTTTTCAGTTCCCGAACTGTTTTGAAAAACTGGGGCTGCTGTGCTTTGACTTTTTACTGTTGCGACTTGTAGTGTACTCATGGTTTTGGATTTGCGTCTTTAACGGCTTTAATAGAATTGTAGAACCCACTAAACTTTGTTTTTAAGTCTGTGTCAGCATCTATTGCATGCCAAAGTAAGTCCAACTGATCACCAATTGTTGCATACATTGCTTTGCCTTGGTAATTACAAACACGATCTTTTTGATAATTTAATTTATTTAATTCAATTCTTGCTTCATCTACTTTTGACTGTTCAATACTTACTGTATTACCAGAAGCGTCAAAAATTCCTAAGTCTCCAATAGTGCTGACATTTGCATACGCTTTGCGTATTGCTTCGTGATCGTAGTTATTCATTAACCTGATACCTCATAAACTGTCATATAACTATTTACATTATAATCAGCGTTAATACCCCATCTACCTAAATAACCAGTTTGATTATGTGGCATTTTTGCTTGTAATTTGTAAGTTACTGCACTTGTAGTAGCTGGTGCATCAATTAAAGTACAAGTGACAGGATACCTTTCTCTTTGTCCTTCAACAACTGCAAACGCTGCTCCATCATTAGTGCTATTTTGATTTGCAACAGTTGTACTATCTCTTACAACTATAAAAAGAAATTGCCCTGCATCACTAGCATTTACAGACCCAATACCACTAACAACAATAATAAATTTAGAACTTGATGAACTTGGCGTAATAGATACAGATAAACCTGTATCAACGTAACTTGAATTTGTACTTGTAAAAGCACCACAAAAACCAGTTTTAACTTGAATTACACCACCATTTGACCCTGACGGAATACCGCCTCTAGGAACAATACTGTCAACTTTTAATTGGCTCATAGATTTATTATATACATACTTAGACTACTGTCCATGTTTCACCAGAGCCAACTGTAACGGTTACGCCATTTGCAATGGCTATAGGACCAAAACTTCCAGCATTTTTACCGTTTGTAATTGTATAGTTACCAGTTACCGTTTGGTCATTTTCCCAAAATATTTGGTCACCATTACCAGCAGCACCACCAGCAACGCCCCAACTTAATACACCAGCAGCATTTGAAATTAAAGCATAACCAGAAACAGGTGAATCTGTAGCAGGCAAAGTCAAGGTAAAATTACTTGATATTGTCGCTGGTGCTTGTAAACCTATGTAGTGTGAACTGTCACTATCAGCAAATCTTAAATCAGTTTGTGTTTGTAAGGTAAGACCATTTTGGTCAAAAAAAGCACGTTCAGTACCAGCAAAACTTAAACCAATTTGGTTTGCTCCTTTTCTAAAAAAACCTGTTGTGCTGTCACCAAAATGTACTGAAGGTGCAGAAGCTGAAGCATTTGATAAGCCAAGGACACCAGTTAATGTACCGCCAACCAAAGGTAAAAGGCCCAAATTTGTCTGACCAACATTCCCTAAAGTTATAAAAGCACTATTTGCACTGTTTCTTATTCTTAAATTATCATTATCGCTGTCAATATGTAGTTGATATGCAGCTAAATTTGCTGTACCAGTTGGGTCGCCTGACGCACTGTTTATTGTACGTAAAGATTCAAGCACATCTTTTATTGCTGTTCTAACAGCAAGCCCAGTACCATTTGCTGGACTAAAATTGCTTGTTGCTTCTTTGCCAGTTGCGTTTACTCTAGCCATTAAAAAAAGTTAGCCTCCACGTCCATATCCTACCGCCGAATAACTAAAGTTTCTACTGACAGGACTATTTGAACTATTTTTAAATGTTACCGTAAATCCGTTACCTGTTATATTTGTTATTTCAAAAAAGTCACCACTTTGCATATTTTGGGCTGTAATACCAATACTTGGTGGATATGCTGATGTGCTGCCCCCAATAGCTGAAGTGCCTGAAAAAAACGGTGCTGCAAAAACCACATTTTTTGCCCCTGCTCCTGATGTAATTAATGTTGTACTTTGTTCTGTACGTGCAAATAATTGTGCATCAACACCTAACTCACTAATTAAAATATTTTCGTTTGTATCAGTTGTTTCTAACTCTGTTTTAAATTCAAAAGCCCTTGCTTTAAAAATACCACTTTGAAATTTATTAAAACTTGTAAAAGTTGGTGAACCAGTGGGGTCATCATTTGTTATTCTTACAAGCAATGCAGCATTAACTTTTTCAGCAGCAGCACCATCAAATGCAAGCCTTGCGTCAACGTCTGGTATTGCGTCAAATAAATCTGAAACATTTGCTGATGTTGAAAGCACAATTGAATTTATTTTTAAAGAAAAAACTCCACCTAAATCCAAAACGTTTGAAAAATTGTAAGTTCCAGTTGCATTTGTTGCTGGGTCAGTAAGGGTAAGTTGATTGCTTGAAACAGTAACATTTGTTTTTGTACCACTAAATGCTGTTTGTTCTCTTATGGATGGTAAATTTAAAACTTCACGCAAAGTTGGCAGCGTAACTATTACACTTGCCTCGCCTGCACTAAATCGCCCACCAACATCACGAAATTTTAAAATATACTCACCAGTTTTTGCTGGCACAATAGCTTCCGTTGTAATACCATTAAGGGCTTCAATTAAATCTGTTGAATTAGCAAAAGTACCACTACCATCTGTTCTTGGGCTGTGTCGCACATAAACTTGGCCTCCAAATTTAACGTCAAGATCTGACGTTTGTTGCCAACGTAAACGTATTTGTTCATCATTTATAGGTTCAAGCGTAAGGTTTTGCACATCAGCAGGCAAAGCTGTAAGTCCTGTTGCATTAAATTCTAGTGTTGATGGAGTTGGTGAGGGCTCACCTAAACCGTTGTATGAAAAAACTTTAAACTCATACAAACCATCTTTTGTATTTAAAATTTCTAAATTACTTGCTTGCGTATCAATTTGCGTAAAGTCACCATTTTCATATCTATAAATTACTCTGTACTTACTTGCACCACCAACATTTTGCCAATCTAAAATTATTTTTGTTACGGCTCGATTATTAATTTCAATAATTTTTTGCTCTGCAGTTAAACCAGAGGGTGAAGGTTTTAATTCTGTTAAAGTTGTAATACTGCGAGTTGGCAAAGGCGTTCCGTCTTCAACAAAAGCGTATTTACCAGCATCATGACTTAATGCTGTAATTGTGTATGTTCCCTCATCATTTTCTTTTACACTTAAAACACGCCATTTTGTAGTTACTAAATTTGGTGTGGAAATTATATAAACGGCATTAGAATTAGGTTCAATTGAAAAATTACTGGCAATTGTGATAACGTTGTCTGTAATGTCATCAATTACTTTGGTTTCTAAAGTATTATCTGGCAACATTACAGAAAGTGTTGGGTTTAAACTAATATCTGGTAAATCTGTAATCTCAGAATCATCAATAGTAATAAAAAGGCCATTAGCTGATTTAATTCTTCCACCTCTTCTAACACCAGCTTTAACAGAGTCAGAAATTTCAATAATATGACCACATCTAACAGAAACGCCTGCGTCAATCGTCGTTGTAAAGCTACAGGTTTCACCACTGTTTTGCTCATTGTATAAAAACCATTTACCTAATCTTGCAGCTTGCCCCCTTGATGTTGTAGCAAAAGCATTAATGTTTTTTGTTACAATTCCATATTTTGCTTGAGTGGATGCGTCAGCCTCAACAGTTTCAACGTCAATATCTTGTGTAACCATATCAAAATACGAGACGTTAATAACTGTATGCCTTGTTTTTAAACTTGAACCCGAGTAAATAAATCCATTTTCTGTGACGTTTGCAGCCGTAAAGAGAAACATTGGCGACGCTGGGGCATCTTGACTTATCGTTATGCTTCCAGCACTATAAAAAGGCATTACACGCATTACAGAACAAAGTTGATTTATTAACTTATAAGCATCTTGTAATTGTGTAATATTTACGTTGCAAGAAAATCTTGGCTCTGTACCACCGTCACCATCATTTACTTGTTGCCCACAATATTCACTAACAGTTTTAAAAGTAAATTTATTTATATCATCTGCTGGTATAGAACAGCCATAACGATCATTTCGCAGTAGATCATACAAAATCCAAGCTGGGTCTGTTGTCCAAGCTTTATTTGTAGCGAAAGTACCATTCCAAGTACCAGTGTAAGTCAAACTTCCATCTTCATTATTTACTGTTGCATTACTTGGTATTTGAACTTTAATACCTCTTAATTTAAAAACCCTGCGAGGGATTCTTGGGAATTGTTCAGCATTTAACCTTAAAGCTACAAGGGCGGTATTTGGGTATGCAAAAGTTTGAAATATAAGTTCAGTAGCAGAATGAAAACTAAAAGCATTTATTAATTTTGCATCTGTACTATCTGCAGTAATTCTTTCAACTCTTACTTGTACAGGAAAAGAAGTTGTAGAAGTAAAGAAAACAACATAATCCCTAAAATAAGCATTTGTAGATCTTCCTTTTACTGTGTCGGTTATATGAGTAATTACATTACCGTTATTTTCAATAGTTTTAATTCTTAGCTGTACCTCAACCCCTGTTATATCACCATCATCTTCAAACTTTTGCATTGAGCCAAATCTTAAAGTTACCCTGCAAGCGTTTTTGGTATTTGAGGTCACTGTATGTGTTGCTGGATTTGAAGTCGTTACGTTTGTGTTAACAGGTATTTCTGTTTCTGTATTTGTAATACCTCTTATCGCTGTTTGGTTACTTGTACCTGTTCTATAATCTAAACCAACCGGTGTCAACCTAAAACCGCCCTCTTGTCGCACACAAAGAGCAACCCTACTTGGTAGCTGCAAAAACTCAACATCAGATAGAGTGGTGTGAATCTTGAAGGCAGCCGGCTTATT